GGGCATTCCCACTAAGTGTATTAATTCTAGGTACCCAATATGCTTCTACTGTTGGATTCATTTCCAAAATAAGTGGTAAATGTTGAATTAAATTTTCATGAGGTAATTCATCAGCATCGATGTTGAACACATGAGTACCTGTAGCGTATGAATTTAATTTATTTTTCCAATCAGAAAAATTACGTTTAAATTCCCCTTTATACCATGCAAATTCACCATTTATAGAATGTGATCTTAAGTAATTCTCAATTTCTTTATCACCATTAGCTTCATCATACAATATTACTATATTGTCTTGGATACGTTTATGATTTAGTAAATGGTTTACTAATTTTTGAATTTCGATGAATTCATTACATACAGTTATACAGTACGATATTTTAATTTCCATAACTTTATTTTTTATTAAATATACAAAAAAAGCCTGGCTAAGCCAAGCTTTTAATTCGATTGGGAATAATTATTTATTCTGGTAATATCCCTAAAAACGATAGTGCTTCAATGAAATCTCTCTCTGGGAATAATTTACCATTTACCATATCCATTTTATGTGTTAAAAACATACCTGGTTTGCCGGGGAATGGGTGATTTTTTCTATCTTCTTCAGGAATTTCAACTGATTTAACAGCCATCCAATTCCAATTATCTTTATCGGTTCCAGATGCAAATAACATACCTACTCCTTCAGTATTTATTGTGTTTGGTACCCAAACTAACCCGGTTTTTGGATCTGTCCAAAGTAAATCTTTGTATAATTCTGGTAGTGTTTCTACTGTTTGATTGTAAAAATCACTTCCTTCAACCATAAGTGTGTTTGTGTAAAAACCACAACTTAAACTTAAATAAGTTGATATATCTGGTGTTACCTGTGTGCGGTAGCAAAGATTCCCGGAGCTTTTAGGGCAATCTATAATTTCATCGTATTGTTCCATGTTATATTTTTTGCAATTTAGGTAATTCTATTTTCTTCTGTAATTGTGGTAAAACCAAGTTAACTGGTTGAGCAAATTTAGGTAAACTATCTAGTATACCACCGAATTTTTCTTTCATTTTATTGAAGGAGAAATTTGTTCTACTATAGTAACCTTGACGTTTAGCTAATTCACTATATTTTTTATAGTTTTCAAACATATCATTTAAGTAATACCCCACTTGACCATAGTCAACGCTAAACCAACTCGCTTCCTTCAAGAGCATATTATTCGCTGCTGATGGGTGTATAGGTGTTAAATTACCGTTTAAAAGCGTAGTGAATTCGGGTTTTAAATAATCTAAATGGCCACTCCAATTTGTAGTAATGATTGGTTTATTTGTAACTGAAAATTCAGCCATACATCTTCCCCAACCTTCACCTTTAGTAAGATTTACCATTGCTTTTACTTTAGGGTGATTATTTAATTCATTAATTTCCTCATCTGTTACATCTCCATGTAACAAATATATGTTAGGTAGGTTAGTTGATTTAACGGTAGATTGGATTTGTTTAATTCGTTTCAATATTTCGTCTCTATCTGAATAGGAAGAACCAACAGTAGTTGTTTTTAATATTAATGCTGGTTTGTTGGTTTTATTTTTAAATGTTTCAAAGAATGACTTAATTAATAAACCAATGTTTTTCCTGTCCTCACCTATTGGAGAATTACCTACCCACATTGAATTAAATAGAAAACAGAAATCTTCAGTAATATTATCTAAATTAAATTTGGATGTTGTTTGTGGTTTATATGTAACTTCATCAATACCTTCAAATAATGTATCTCCGGGTTTGTTCCATTCAATTACTCCTTCTACTTGATTTGTATTTTGGTTACGTTTTTCAAATTTACTATTACGTAAAATATCAATAGTGTGTTTAGATGAACCTAACACAAGATCCATACGTTGACAACCATCAACCCATTCCGCTGGTGCAATAGTAGATTCAATTCCTGCAGTAATTAAACAATTCCATTTACCTACTATTTGTCCCTCACTTGGGATTGTATTCCAGAACATATAGTCTGGTTGTGAGGTTAATTGGTGGTTTGGTTGAATGTATTCATTTAAAAATTCCCATTCTGGATGTGCTTGGATGAAGCCATTAGGGGTAGCACCCCACCTACACGATAGGATTTTAATGTCCCACTCTTCTCCCTTTAATTCGATTAGTGCTTTAGCGATATCGCGCGCGCGAGAACCATATCCTGAGAATGTATCAGTTGCGCCATAAAATACGCATGTTGGTTTATTTATATTCATAACTTTTAATATACTAATTGAGTATTTCTTGTTGTATCTAATTGGTGTTTAGTAGCATTTACTATCTCGTAAGATTTACGTGGTTTCCAAGTTGAAAGCAATTCATCAATATATTCAACTGCTCTATTTCCCATTACTTCTCCGGTAAATCCACCTTCATTCAATGCGAATTCTCTACCACTTAATCCTCTACGTTTACGTTCAGTTGGATCTAGCGAATATACCTCAAATATTCTATCTGCAGCATCTTCTGGTCTACATCTATCATCACTTATATAAGGTGTAGTTGGTGAACCTTGGATTGAAATATTTGTTGGTAATACAGGGAATGCCCATTCACCATGGTTTTTGTATGTTCCTCTATGGTTTGAAGGGAAATCTGGTGTGTAATTAATCCACTCACCATTTTCGTCCTCAAATCTCATTTGATCAATCATTCCACCCTGTTGGTTTGCTATAATTGGATTACCAACTAAAATGGCTTCGGTTAATGCTAAACCCCAACCTTCATTACTACTTAATAAAATTTGAGTATCTGTTGAGTTATACAATAGATTCATTTGATGTGCATCTAATCTATCAGTTGAGAATATGATGTTGTTTTTATAGTCAGCTAATAAGTAATCAACACATGCTGGTAAATCTGTTCCATGTTCACTTACTAATTCAGTATGTAAAACAAAAGCACATTGTTGAGCTTGTTCTGGTGTTAGTTTATCTAAAAATAAACGATATGCCCATAGTGTATCTATGATTTGTTTTCTACGTATGTTTCTTGAATTGAAGAATAACGTGAATTTAAATTCTCTACCACCAAATAATTTTGATTTAAAATCAATTAATTCATGGGTTGATTTATCCAATGGTTTAAAAATATTGTGGTTTAGACCATGTGGTAAATATTTAATTACTTTACCTTTAGCTTTATCACCCAACACAACTTCATTTATATTTTTAGTTTGTTTGGAAATAGCTAATAATGCATCACATGATTCATAGTATTTTTTATTCCATAGAGGGTAAGGTACTGGTGAGTCCCAAATATTTAGATAAACCATAGGTACAGTTTTTCTAATTTCATTCTCAATAGCAAATAACCATTCGAAGTAACGTGGGTCTGTTACAAACATTAACGCATCCGGTTTCTCGATTTGGATGATTTGTCTAAGTATATCAGCATTACCATATCCATCTACTGGGTATAGCATTATTTGAGAATCTGTTATACCTGCATTATTATTTGTGTCTGCAGATAAATCAAATTTCTTACCTGCTTCCGGGTGCTTAATTGCTCCCCCAATACAAACAAAGTTGAAGTGATGGCATGTATTGATCACTAATTCACGTGCAATAGTTGCCACCCCACTATGAACACGAATATCGTCTGATATAAATAATATTTTCTTGCGTTGATGTTGGGGGATATAACCTAATTTTTCTTTCATATAACTTATTTTTTCATGGAATATACTAATTTAGTCTTGATTATCCAAGTCTATTTTAACACTGTGTATCATTTTACGGAATTCTGGGTCTGTGTTGTATAGAAACATAGCTCGTTCAGATAGTTTCTGGAAGCTGAATTTTAATTTGATTGAGTTGATTTTGAATTCTTCAAATAAATCTTTGTCTACTTTTACACTAGTTAATTGTTGGTTTTTTTCACTCATGATTTTATATATTAATTATTGTTTATATATAAATATATGGGAGAGGGGGAAGATGTATATTTTTATATAACTTAATTATTATATGTTGCTTTACATAAATGTACACCTTTGAATGGGCAAAAGTTACAATTTCCATTTACTTTAGGTTGATGTTCTACCTTTTTATATCCATTCAAATTAAATGCTTCACTTATAAATGAATCGATAGATTGAGTTGCTTTAGATAATTTAATTTTACCTGATGGGGGTGTAAATATTTGAATACGACGAATAGCAAAATCTTCACTCTCAAATAATTTACGTTTAACAATAAAGAATTCAATATCAATTTTATCTACTGGGTGGTTAAATATTTCAGATATGAATTTCTTGTAGAGTATAAGTTGGAATTGCTTGTTCTCGTCTTTTTTCTGCTTGTCACTCCAGGAATTTGTACTAGTTTTGATATCAATAATTTTTAGTGTGTCTGTTGGTTCGTGATACATAACTACATCCAAATAACCTTGATATACTACATTAGGTAGTAATGGATTTTGTATTTTGGTTACAGGTACCTCACATCCCACTAAATACCATCCACGTTTGGAGAAATATTTGGATTTGTTTTTTGCAAAGTCACGTATAATTTCAATTCCGTCATTGTAGAATTCATGCAATTGTTCGGGTGTGCAGAAATGTTGGTTACCGTTTTTCTTGTATTGCAGTTTATATTCCTTACGTAATGTTTCTTCAAACATTTCGGAGGTGTTTATTTTGTCTGCCTCTACAGCACTTTGCTCGTACATTACAGTTAAGTAATGTTGAAGTACTTCGTGTACGGAAGATCCGAATACAGTATGAATGGTTGAATTAAATTGCTTGTGTCCCTCGACATACATTAAACTCCATTTCTTTGGACACTCGTTATACATGGATAACTGTGAATATGAAATAAGTTTCTCATTTGCCCAGTCCATTTCTTTTTGCTTGTAATTGCGTATATCTTTTACAATTTGTGGGATTTTCTTTTTTGCCATAACCGGAATATACAAAAAAAGCCTGGCAGAGCCAAGCTTAATTTGTGTTTTTAATATAAATGTAAAACTATCCTGTTGTTACAGCCCAATAAACTAATTTATTTCCTAATTTAATAGTTCCATTATCTACTGCTGTTTCACCAAAATCAACATTCGGGTCAAGTGAAAGAACAACCATTGTATCTTCAGCTGAATCGTGTGCTATTCCTATTGAGTCATCGTATTCTGAATTGAATATAGAATATCCTTCTGCTGAATATGAATTTTCGGTTACTACATTTTCAGTTGTTGTAGTTGTTGTAACAGGTACACCTGCTAGTTCTTGCATTCTTTTGAATTCTTTGTTTTCCATTTGTATTTTGTTTTATTTTATTTTATTTAATTAATTTCTGCAGGTAATGTTTCTTGTCCAATTAAATCTTCGTAGCTATCCATATTTAATGGTTCACCTTGAGCACTTAATGTAACTGCTTTTTCAGCAACATCGTGTAAGTCCATATCTGTTGAAGCATCCTCTCTAGCGTATTCTAACATACGAATAAATAATGGAACGTCCATCATGATTGTGTCTACCGGATTTACACCATTTTCTTCTTCTTCCTTAATGTTTTTAAACATTTCTGGAGATGGTTTTTCTTCATTTAAGGTATTTGAGTACCTTTCAAATGCTAACTCGTAATCTGTTTTCTTACTTTTAGCAAATGGGTTATTAATTGCACCCATTCCAACGAAGTTTTCTTTTAAGTTGGTTTTTGGTGAAGTAACAGGTACACCTGCTAACTCTTGCATTCTTCTAAATTCGTCTTTCATAATTTTATCGTTTACTATTTTTTCTATTTCTGGGTCACCATATTGGTCTAGCCAATCAGTAATCATGCTTCCTTCATCTTGTAACCTTTTACATATTTTATTAACTTCGAAATTTAATTGTTCAATTAAGTCATCCACTCTTGCCTTTTCAACAGGATCTATTTCAGATTCATTTAAAGTATTTTTAAATTCTAAATTTTCAAATTTAAAATCTGTGTAATTGCGTTTCATGTATATAAATATGGTTAAATTTTAAACTCTTGCAGTTTACGCTCAATATCCCTTAAAGAAGCAGCCATTTCATATGATTGTATTTCCATAGCTAGTTTCTTAAGTGAATCAATATCTGACAATATTTCAGTATGTAATGTTTCTATTTTTTGAAGGTATAGAATACCATCCATTAATTCCTCTCTCAAATGAGTTACATAGTTTGGGAATGTAAGATCTTCTCGATCTAAACCAACTCCATATTTTTCCCTACCAAATTGAGCTCGTTCAACAAATTTATCTACTACTGAATCTACAATATGATCTGTTCTAGGAATGAGTCTACTATTGCTAAATAAACGCTCTAATTCTTCCTCAACTTCAATATTTCCGTCTTTCATTTTTTCAATAATTTAGTTACTTCGTTCTCGTTCATACCCATTTCGGATAATATACCTCTAACACCATTAACACGCAATATGTCTATATATTCTTCTGCTTCACCTAAACTACATTCGAAATATTTCGCAATGTATTGTTCTACTTCAATGTTGGATTTTCTTTTTGTTTTGGCTATAAATTTTAAAAACACTTTTTTCTTTGGTATCATCTCTCTGTAAACTGAATATATTTCTTTTTTCTTATCGTTCGGGATTCTCTGAATATAGTTTACTAATTCTATATATTCAGGTTGCATGGATAAATATCGATGGATAATGTAACTGTTAAAACTAACCCAATCCTCCTCGGTGAACGAGGAGGTGGGTTGTTTTTTTACAGTGATTTGTTCTAGCCAGTTGAATAGATTCACAACTACTTAAATATTAAAGTGCAATTTCTTTATATTCATCACGTAATTCTGGTGGTAGTGAATCTAAGATGATTTTACGGCTATCTAAATCATAGAATACAGGGATCGGAATGATTCCGTCTTCTTCACCACCAACGATAAATTTAGATACTTTACGTAAGACAAATGCTTGTCCAAATAACTGTCCACCATCAAATCCTTCTACAGCTGTGGTTGTTGTCAAATCAATTTGTGGTTGTTGTGTGTTTTGCATGTTTGTTTTTTATTTATGGTTTATATTATTTCTAGTATACGTGCTATACAAGCACAAAAGCATATTTCTTTGTCTATAACACTTGCACTCTGGAATATATGCTCATTTATTACGATAACCACAAGACCTTCTTTATCTTTAGCGTATTTCTCAATGTCATCGTATAATTTTTTATACATGCTATCGAAGTCAGATATATCACCTTCAGCTAGTGTTTTACGTATGTCTCTAAATGTGGTTTTGATTGGTTTTAGTAAGTGTTGAATTACTTGATTTTCAGTATCAACATCGTTGGATAGTGTTTGAGATAGCTCAAGTTTACCGTCAATTACGTGCTTTTGTATGTTGTTTATAATACGTCGTATATCTGGGTAGTACGTGTTTATAATCGCAGCTACGTCGCTAATTTCGTATTGTATAACTTCGGTTTCGAGTATTTTAACTATATGTTTAGCTACGTGTTTCTTACTAGGTGGTTTTAAGTTATAGTCCTCTAAACGTGAGCGTAATGGTTCAATTAAACGTTCTGGGTAGTTACCAGTTAATATGAATCGTGTGTTTAGGCTATATGTTTCAATCATGTTTAGGAGCAATACTTGACCTGCAGGTAAAATATGGGTTGCTTCATCTAGTATTACTATTTTAGGTGCATCCTTAAATGACATTACGGAAACGAATGGGAGTACTTCATTTTTAATGTCGTCTATACCACGTTTTTCTGTTGCATTTAAATATAAGTAATCGCAATCTATATTTTTTACTAGTATTTTAGCTAGGGTAGATTTACCAGATCCAGGTTTGCCATACAAAAAAAGATGTGGTATGTTTTTCTGCTCAATCCACGTTTCTATTTTATGTTTAAATATATCATCACATACATAGCCTTCAAGGGTTGATGGTCTATAACGTTCATTCATCACATAATGTTCTGTTTGCATAACTTATTTTTGGTGGAATATACAAAGAAAGCCTGGCAGAGCCAAGCTTTTTAAGTTATATATTATGAGGTATAGGGAAATTATATATTATTTTTTCCATTTTCAACTGTTGATTTTAAATCATTTAATAACACCTTCAAATTATTAGCATATCCTTCATACCATAACTGAGCCTTGTGGTGTTTTAATTCACTTTCAGTAATAATACCTGCTAATTTTTGCATACGCAATTTATTTTCCATTAAATTACGAGCATATTCAGTAGTAATAGCTTGAATAGAGGCACGTTGTGATGGAGTTAAACCGGTAACTATTAATTTTACTTCACCTCCCTCTGTAGGTACAATTTCGTACTTTGCTGCAGGGATACTGAATTTATTTTGTATGGTTTTTCTTAATGCTGATGCATCTGCTCTATCAGGTAATGTAGTGGAAAGTGGTGGAGCATCCGATTTAGAGGATCTTTGAGCTTTAGCGGCTTCTGGTGAATCAGTATCTTCTATTCTTAATATCTGGTATTTAACTCCAGCATTGTCCATGATTGTTTTAACTACTTTCTCTAAATATGCTTTAGTAGCATATGGGCTATTTTCTAATGGGAAAGTAATTTCGTCTCCATCAACAATGTAATGTACACCTTCTTCCATTTTACCACTATATTTCTTTAAATTGTCTGGTGTTTTAAGTGGGAAATAACTTCCTGTGATTGATTTAGGTAACGATTTGCCTGGTACTAACTTTAAGTAGTCTTCAATGGTACCTTCATTTCCATCAGATTTCCAACCAGCATATTGTTTCTCCACGTCTTTCAATCCAGCCTCGTATTTTTGAGGTTCACGAGATTTGATATCTTTTAATTTGTTGTCTTTACCATCATCGCTTAATTCGTTCCAACTTTTCCAAGCTGCACCTATTTTTTGTGCTGGGATTGATGGGCCAAATATTTTCTTGATTGCTTCCGGGTCTCTCATACCTTGTGCGTACGAGCCATAGTTGTCTATGTTGGATAAAGCATCTACTGCTGCTTGAGTATCTGGTGCTTGTATTATGAAATCAAAACTAGCTCTACCCAACCCTTTCATTCCATCCTCTTCTCCATCCATTTCACGGATTATATCGAATAATTTCATATTTACTTATTTTATGTATAAATATACGATGATTTAATTAATAAACCAAGTCTTACATATAAATATACGATGACTATAAAAAGTCACCGTATATGTTATATTGTTTAGGTGGGGTAGATACAATGTCTTCTATTTGAGTTTTAATTGCAAATAGTTTACTATTTAATGGTTCTAACCTAAAGTGACATTTGTCTTGTGTTTTCTGGAAGTATGCCTCTAAAGCATCAGTTAGGGAAAGACGTTCAATGTCTTCCCCTACTAATTTCCAAGTATCACCTTTACCTAGTACTCTACTAGCTATTAGTATGTTTACTTCTTTTTCTAACTTTTCCATATTACATCATTCCTCCCATCATAGATGGATCAAATCCTGCATCTTTTTTGTCTTCTGGTTTGTCTACAACTATACATTCAGTTAATAGAATAGTTCCAGCAATAGAAGATGCTGATTTTAACGCTGTTTTAGTTACTAAATGTGGATCAATGATTCCTGCCTCTTTCATGTTTACGATAGATTGAGTTTTGATGTTGAATCCGAACCATGGTTTAGTACCCATCTCACCAGCAACACCTATTTCCATGTTAATTGGATAAATTTCACCTTCAGTATATCCTGCATTCACTAGGATTTGCTGAAATGGTTTACCACATGCTTTATATACGATTTTTTTACCGTAGTTAAAGTCTGGGCTATCGGTTCCAACTTCTGAAATTGCTTCTCTAGCATATAGCAATGCAATACCTCCACCAGGAACGATACCTTCTTCTAGAGCACATTTAGTTGCATGTAATGCATCGTCTACTCTGTCTTTCTTTTCCTTCATTTCCGTTTCAGTGTTACCACCAACGTGAACTAAAGCTACACCACCTACAAATTTAGCTAAACGCTCTTGCAATTTTTCAGTCTCGAATGGTGTAGTTGAGTTAGCGATTTGTTTCTCTAATTCTTCCGCTCTACTGTTGATTACTTCTTCTGTTCCGTTACCATCTACTATTGTGGTTTGTTCTTTAGTTACAGTAACTGTTCTAGCCTCTCCGAACCATTCCCAGTTGAATTTGTCCAATTTCATTCCTTTGTCCTTGTCGAATACAGTTCCTCCAGTTAAAATTGCGATATCTTCTAAGATTAATTTTCTACGATCACCAAAATCAGGTGCTTTAACAGCACATACTTTTAATGTACCACGCATTTTATTTACAATAAGTGTAGATAGTGCCTCACCATCAATGTCTTCTGCAATGATTAGTAACGATTTACCCTTTTGAGATACACCCTCTAGTATAGGTAGTAATTCTTTCACTTGAGTGAATCTATGGTCTGCTACTAAAATGAAAGCATCCGTTAATGTAGCTGACATTGTATTATTGTTTGTAACGAAGTATGGAGATTTAAATCCACGGTCAAATTGCATCCCCTCAACTACCTCTAGGTATGTTTCTCCGGTTTTAGATTCCTCGATATGCACTACACCCTCACGTCCAACTTTTTCCATTGCTCTAGCAATCAATTTACCTGTTTCTGGGTCATTGTTTGCTGAAATAGTAGCGATTTGCTCTAATTGTTCTTCCGATGTAATTTTTTCTGAATTGTCTTTAAGTGAAGCTAATACTTGTTTAACACCAGCATCAATTCCACGTTTAATTTCAACTGCATTTGCTCCGTCATTTAAACGTTGTAGACCTTGTTTAACGATCTCTCTAGCCAATAGAGTAGATGTAGTTGTACCATCTCCTGCATTGTCTGCTGTTTTGATTGCGGCCTGTTTAATTAATTTAATACCTAATGTAGTAACGGGACATTCAACTTCATTTATATGTTTCGCAAGACTTACTCCATCCTTAGTAGATATAATATTTCCATTTTCCTCATAGACAGCATTTCTACCGTTTGGTCCTAAAGTAGATACAACTGCATCAGCTAATATATCTACACCTTTCATTAATTTTTCACGGGATTCTTTCCCTAATATTACATTTTGTTTCATATAACTTTTAATTTATTTTTGCAAGTACTTGTTTCTCACTTCCTATTAAATATTCAATACCACCATGTTCGATTTTAGTAAATCCCATAGATGGTAAAACTACCTCGTCTCCAACTTGTAGTATAGTTGGTA